CCTAGGGTTCACCCTAGGAGGTTTTTGATGGTACATCTAAGTTTAGTTTGCTTTAATACGCACTAGCGAACGCGAACACGATTCACGTTCACTTTGTGCATTGCACTTTATTGTAAACTTGCTTAGACAAGTCTACCAGCGTCACTGTTGCGAACATGAACAAGATTTTTGTTCACAACACACGCCGCGATTTCTACACGATCGCTCCTTATCATTCCGCGCTCAGGTTAGTAGCGCGTCTAATTGCTGAACGACCAGTCTTCGTTTCGGCAACCCGTTCTTCTTGCGCTCGGGTTAATAGCGCAAATTTATTGGTACAAGCCCCGTCTGTTTGTATCTTTTGTGTAAGTGGTCTCACATCCACTAGTTCTTTATATGTTTTCTTTCCGCTCAACGCGAAGAAGGGCCAACACTTTTATTTATGACTGTTGTTATTGAGCCGTTTAACGCGTTGGTACATTGCGTTTCAATACAACTTTCAATACTTGTTAGTGAATAAGGAACTAACACAAGTCTTTATACTGTTTTCACTTTAAAAATGGTACGAGCTGCTGTAAGGCAGATAAACTACCCAGGTTGCCTAGTATGCGCGGGGATACCTGGATGTGGATTAAGAAATGCCCCGCATTATTGTCTGTTAATCCCGGCTGCTTCGGCAGACGGGGTTAAGTCCACTCGTATGAACAATAGTCGATTGTCCCTGAACTTGGTATACCTATACCTTGCGCTATTGTTAGCAACCACCCGGTCCCAACTAGGCATTTTCTATTGGGGGTGTTGGCTTGACGCACTGTCATGGTGTTATCTTACGTGTGGCCCCAGTTTTCAGGTCCTTCTTTATGTAGGACTTGAAACTGGGGCGGACTTTGTTTTAAAATTAAACAATGAGTTCGCCTTGGTTTCAAGTTGATTTTTGTGTGTCTCTTCTTTATATATTGACTTTTTCCTTTATCGTTTACTATATTTCTAAGAGGAATATTGTCAACACTAGTATATCTAGTGCATTTGATATAACTTCCAACCAATATAGTTTCGTTAATTGCATTAAATTTTCGGTTCTTCTATATTTGGCATTTGCGAATGGTAGCTTGGATGGTTCCACTGTCTATAGAGACTATGCTTTTCCATATAGAAGTTGGCAAGGTGATGGTTACAATGAAATTGTTACTATTGACTACTATGGCATTGCACTTCTTTGGGTATTCTTGTTAACACCTGTCTATAGATTCACGTCTAAGTTTGTTGGTCTTCCAAATGCAAAATGGCTTTTGTGTGTGGTTTATGCAGCCATTTCAAATCCATTTACGCACAGATCAGAGAAATTTATGGATATTTTCCTGTATTGGTTCATACCTAATTTTCTATTAATGGGCGTTAGTTTTGTAAAAGGATTGTTCTTGTTGGTATGTTCTTTTATCAAAATATTTACTATCACTTCTGAATATAAATATCAGTCGGATAAGCAATATGCTCAATCCAAACGTGATAGGAAAATGCGTAGAGAGAGGACTGCCAACGAGAAGAAACATAAACAAAAATCCATTGATGAGGCTATTGCTAGATCAAAAAGAGTTGATCGACTGGTGCGTGAGATTGAAAGTATCGAAAGTACTTTGGATAGACTTGCTGAAGAATCTGAAAGTATAGATCTTTATTGTATCACCGAAACTAATCAGGATGACCCTTATGTTTCCAATATAATCAACAAGGTACACAAAATCAACGGCACTATTCGTAAAAGAGCAAATCGTTTGGCTAAATTATCGCAAGAACTTAAAATAGCAACTGAACGACGTGATCACTCTTTTGATCATTTGCTTAAATATAATTCTGGTACTAGTAGTATTCTTGATGCTTTATTAGATGCTATACCGCACATTGGTAATAAAACTAAGATAGCATTGGGCGTGTATTCAGAATTTATGAATTTTATGCGTTGTAGAACTAACAAGGATTATGTTGATTTATGTATTAGCATTATTTCAAGATTTTTACCTAGCGATGTCATTGATGATAATGTGACGAAGCTAAAGGAGATTTTGCAGTCAAAAATTCGGTGTGACACTAGAATGAAGGAACAAAGTCTCAAAAGCTTGATGGATATGCCTAACAAACCTATTACAAAAATATTGAAGCATATTTTGGGTATAGTTGTAGTCTTGTGTATGTCATTAGGACTGATTAGGAAAGAGAATCTACCAGATATTATTGAATTTGGGTTAGAACTTCCTAAGAAAGTTAATGCTGTTGAAATTATATCTTACATAACCAAAGCTGTGTCTTTTTGCGCCTCAACTTTGCCATTTTATGATGGCAAAACTCGTTGGCAAGATTTGTTTAATGGCACCACTATCAATCAAATTATAGCTGAGGAAACTTGCGTCCTGAGTCGACAACATTTGCTCTGGAAAAGTGGGGATCCTAATGAAAATTCTTTTGCTAGTGAACCAGCTAAACTACCTCTTAATCAATGCTATGGTAGAGCAGTGGCTCTTAGACAAAAACTTTTAGCTGAGATTAAGCATAAGAGAGGTAGTGAAGCTGCTATACTTAGAAGTGAGTTAGTTAGAGTCAACCACTGGGAACAATTCTTCTTAGAGAAATTCAACGAAGAAGAGTACGTTGTTCCACCATTTTTCCTAGTATTTTTAGGCACACCGGGTGTTGGTAAAACTACTTTACAACGATATTTAGCAAAACTGGTCGCGAAGAACAATGGACACCCTTACGGTGAGAATGACATGTGTGCTATCAATTTTGATGATAAGTTTCAATCTCGTGGTTGGCATTCTATTTTCACCATTGATGATTACCATCAATGCAAAGAAAATATGAGGCAGATCAACGAATCTATGTGGGTAATCAGAGCGTGTAACGTACAACGTATGATGGCCAATTCTGCTGATTTAGAGAGTAAAGGTAGAGAACCTTTACAACCTAATGTTCTTTGTCTAAATTCTAATGAGCTTGTACTTAGACCTGAAGATGATATCACCGATAGCAATGCTTTTCTTCGAAGAATAAGTCTTGAATTCACTGATATTGAAGTCAAACCCGAATACCAAAAACGAGGTTCAACGACCCTTGATGCCTCTAGAGTGATTGAGAAAGATGCTTCCGATATTTGGTTGTTTAAGATGGGTTTCTACAATATTAAGAATGATGGTAACAGGTCTCGAGCGGTGAAGATGTTTTATTGTAAGGATTTTTCTACTACTGATGATCCTAACAAAGCTTACAAATTTCAACTGTCTGAGGTTGTTAACTTTGTTATTGATGAATCTAGACGTCATTACGCTAGTAATGCTGAAATTAAAGATAGAATGTCGGCAATTGGTAGTGAGTGGCACGATCATGAGGTCGATGGTAAGATGCGTCATTATTATCCTTCACTTTGTCCAATATGTAAGCCTCCAAGCTTGATGCGTGGTAATACTGAACCCATTATCCAATTGGATACTTCTGGTAATGATGAACTTAATTCGATTGCAAATAATGAAGTCGATAATATTTTAGAAAACCATAATCAAGGACTATTTCAAATTAGTGTTTGGTTTGTAGGTTTTTTCTATTATATGACTCCTTTTCGCAAGGTTTTTGACAAAATACCAGTGTCAGTTAGGGCGCGTATTCACAGTTTTTTGGTTGGTTACGTTCTTGGTATGACCTTGGTTTTTCTTTTCAAAGTTATGTGGTTTTTCCCAACTTATACTAAAATTGGAAAATTCCTCGGTGATCGTATTAGATTGATACTAGCAAATGAGATATCTAGGACATACGGGAATGCAAAAAATAAAATTTATTATTTTGTGTCCAAGAATAAAGTGATGATTGGTTTGGTAATTGGTATAGCCGCAGTTCTTGGGTGCTATTCCATGTGTTATCAGGGTGTTGAGGAAACTGTGAGTTTTGGTAATAAACCCGACACTTGGAAGGCCAATAATGTTAATTATGACATTTTGCTCAATGACGCGGTTACAACTAACTATGATGCAGTTATACATCGTGTGAAGAATGGTCTAGTGAGTTTCAAAGCGTATTATTCAGACGGTGTTATTTCCAGTGGTAATGCTATGCCCTATAAAGGATATTATTATCTCTTTAATCAGCATTATTTACCACCTGGTAGAATACCCAAGAATATAGTTATCACTCGATACGATTCCTCTTCGCCTCAATCAAGGTATGTGCAAACAATCAGTGAAGATTTCATCTTTCGCATACCTGATAGCGATATAGCCGTTGTATTCATGCCAAAGGCGATGCGTAATAATGACTTTAGTGCCTTTTTTACAAGTAGATTTCCAAATCTCCCTGTCAAATGCCATCAATATCACAAAAAAGGTGATGGATTTGTCGAAGAAGCTATTGTAACTGCTACTCCTATGCCTTGTCGTGTTCTAGATAAACAATTAGACTATTGTTTTACTTATTCTAGGAATTGTTTCGAAGGTTTATGTGGTTCTCCTATTGTTAGTATCAGTAAACGACCCGTCATACTTGGTCTCCATTGGGCTGGTAATGAAGCCAATTCCGGTTCGGCATGTTTTGTTAATAAAATTGATGTTGAAGCGGGAATTGCTATTATTGAGCAGAAAACTGGTATCAAACATGGTGCCAGTATTAACAATATCAAACTGCAAGGTAGTGCTGGTGGTAAGCCTCTTGATGGCAAGAACAGTTTCCATTTCTTACCTACTGAAGGAACACTCACATACATTGATAAGAGTGATAACCCAGTTTCCAACAACAAAAAGAACTGCGTTGAGCCCACCGAACTGTTAGAGGAAGTCAGATCTAGGTTTGACTTCCCAATGCCACGTGGACCGCATGTAGAAGAAAATTGGCGACCCTTCTATGAGGCGCAATTGAATATGTGTCATTCGGGAATTCCAGATTTCAGTTGGGGTGTCCTCCATATGGCTAAGCAGGACTTAATGGCTAGTTATCTTAGAGATGAAAAATTTTTCATTGATATAGTTAGTCTAAGACCATTATCATTGCAAGAAGCTATGGATGGAACCAAAGTTCCTGGTGAAGAACCTATGGTGTTAAATACTAGTATCGGGAATTCTCCTTATAGTTGGATGGGTAAGAAGAATGTTTTCTTCGACAGAGATCCAATTACTGGAATCACTACGGCACCTGACAATTTTGAAGAAATAATCAGGCATCTTGAAGATAGTTATTCATCTGGGTTCTCGGATGGAATGGCATTGGTCAATGTAGTCAAACAAGAAGTTTTGCTAAAGAAAAAGGCTCGAGTTTTTAGTGTCAATGACGTTTGTAACTTGGTATTGTTACGAAAATTCTTTCTTACTTTTTGCAGTCTCACGCGTAGACATAACACAACTTGTGAGAATGTGATCGGTATCAATGTTTATGGAACAGATTGGGATGAATTTGTCAATAACATGAAACGTTTCGGAGATGATACATGTGGTGATGGTGATTATAGCAATTTTGACCAATCAATGCGTTGTATTGAAATTCTTTTAGCGTTTAGTATCATTATTACAATTTGTGAGAAAAGTGGGAATTTCTCCAAGCGAGACATTGCTATCATGTGGGGTTTAGCTCATGAGGTTGCCAATCCAACATATGAGGCTAATGGTTGCTTCTTTGCTGCTAGTGGAACATTGCCTTCTGGTTTACCACTTACAACAGTTCTTAATAATGTTGTCAATCAACTTCGATTTAGATATGCTTATTATAAAAATGATACTAGCTTGGCGAAACCTATTTTCGAAATTGGGATGTCCCCAATGGAGTTGAGAGTAGCCAACCCAGATCTTTTTCCAAATAATGTTGGTCTATTCACTCATGGTGATGACAATATTTTTTCAGTACGACCTGGTTGTGACTTCGGTATGACTACTATGAAAATAGAGATGGGTAAAGTTGGCGTGAATTATACTGACCCTTCAAAGAACATTGTTGCCGAACGACAATACAAGCATTATAGTGAGCTAACTTTCCTCAAAAGGTCTATTTCAGTAGTACCTGAAATTACCGACAAATTTGTTGCCCCTCTCGATATTCGTTCAATCTGGAAGCCTGTTATGATGCATGTTAAAAGCAAGGCGTTAACGAACAATCAGTTACTCGCTATAGCTATTGATAATGCTCTTATGGAACTTTTCTACCACGGTCGTGACACCTTTACAAGAGAACTAGAATGGTTGTCCAAGATAGTTGTCGGAAGAGATGTAGAGCGTTTCCTTGATCCTAATGTATTTCGCGGCTTTGACCAGAGAATTTGGGAATGGCGCGACAAGTTTTGTCAGTAATTTGTGTATGTTTAAATAATTTTATTTATGTATGTCTGTGGTATATAATTTTATCTTTATATGTTCTTTTGGGCCTATGTAGGCCCTATCGCCTTGGGCAGGCGTTAAACTCAACCTATTCGGATAATGTCCTTCTGTCAATTGGATACCAGTTAAATTTTAGGAATGGTGGAAATCCTTTGTTTATCTAGGCTTTGACAGTGAACGCTTAAACCACTACTACCGGGTGTTTAATTCTGGCTACCGGTTTATTTGAAAGAATTACTGAAAAATTAGTTAAATTTGTCGACAGTGATAACACTGTCAATACAGTAGTTTCTACTACTGACGAAATCAGAACCTCTTTGTTAGATGACAATCAAGACCTAGCATCCTTTTTTGCTAGACCCATTTATGGGGTCTTATGCACTTGGACACCAGGTACTAGTTTATATGGAACTTTTAATCCTTGGAATGTGTTTTTTAACAACAAACGTGTTGCTAATAGGATTACTAATTTCAAACTGGCATCAGCAAAGTTGCACATTAAATTTATGATTAATGGATCTCCCTTTCATTACGGGCGATTTCTTGTAGCGTATATACCACTTCATTCTTATGATACTTGCACACAATATCCTCCAACTATTGATCAACAAACTCTTTGGCCGATAGTCGCTTCGCAGAGGTTGAAGGTATTTTTGGACCCTTCTGAAGGACAAGGTGGAGAATTGGTGTTACCTTTTGTGTGGCCATATGACAATTTGGATCTTGCTAATGGTGACTTCAATAACGTTGGTCAGCTTTTCTATTCTGATTTGAATACGCTTAAACATGCCAATGCTGCGACTACGGGTATTCAAATTACATATGCTATTTGGGCTGAGGATGTTAACATGGGTATTCCGACAACAGTTGGTATATCTGGTTTAGTTTCTCAGAGCAATGAAGTATTTCCAGCTTCTCCTGCTAGACCTACTATTGACATTCCGAGTATAGCTTCTCCTAAAGCTGGAAGAGATGTTTCAATCACATGCACTTGTTGTTCATTACATAGGAAGAAGAAACCTGAACCTTTACCTTTTTCCAACCAAGCTAAAGAAGAATATGCTGATCAACCTGTCTCTAAGTTAGCTAGCAGTGTGGCACGTGCAGCAGGATCTCTTAGCAATGTTCCTACTATAGGTGCATTTGCTAGAGCAACTGAAATTGGCGCAACCATAGTCGGGGCTGTTGCCAAATCTTTTGGATTTTCTAAACCAGCCGATCTGTCTAGACCCATTGCGCGAATGACACCACGGTATATTGGTGAGCTTGCTCTTACTGATGGTACGGATCCCGTTGCCAAACTTAGTGTTGATTCCAAACAAGAAGTAACCGTTGATCCTCGCATATGCGGTATTGATCTTGGAGATGAGCTCAATCTTGCTTATATAGCTGCACGTGAAAGCTTTATCACTCAATTTTCTTGGGCTACTACCAAAGTTAGTGGTGATTTGTTGTTTAATTGTCGAGTCAACCCTTTTTTGGGAACTACTTCTACATTGCGATACTCACCAGCTTGTGAATTTGCTTCTATCCCATTTAATCATTGGCGTGGGCATATGGCTTTTAGGATTCAAGTGGTCGCATCTAGACAACACCGTGGTAGATTAGCTATTGTATGGGATCCTAACTATGTTAAAACTTTCGAAACTAATATGGCTCATACAATGTTTGTCGATTTGGATGAAACTAGAGACGTTGTTATTAAAATTCCGTGGGGTCAACGCATGTCTTATCTAGGCATTCCTTCTAATGTTACCTTAGCTAATAATTTTGGTACAACCGCAATAACTTCTAGTGATTTGAGTGGTTCCAATGGTGTCTTAGCTGTTTATTGTCTTAATGAGCTAGCTGTTCCAAATTCAGTTGCAAATAATGACGTTCAAGTCAATGTCTATGCATGTCTTTGTGATGCTGATTTTGCAGCTCCAAACACTAAACCTAGTAATATAACTTATATGTTACAGTCTAATGAAGAATTTACTCAAGAGACTAAAGAAGAAACGTGTTCAGAAGACGCTGTTTTGGTGGCACCAACAGTAGAAGATAGCAAGATGAGTCTAGTGTATTTTGGTGAACAAATTAAAAGTTTTCGTCAACTTTTTAAAAGATATGCTTTGTGTTATACTGACATGTTTTTAAACACCAATTACACTACTACCAAATCTAAATGTGTTGCTAATGCCATTAGACCCAAGTTCCCACCATATCGTGGAGCTTATGTTGGTGGAAATAACAATGCATTACACAGCGATGGTACGATTGTTGAAAATAGAGTGCACCAACATTGGATCAACTATGTTGCTGGTGCATTCGCATGCAGCAGAGGTGGAATGAGAGCAAAAATTGTGGCTAGGATAGGTGTGCCTTCTAATTTCCGCAGTTTGAGAGTCGCTAGAACTGCTGCATATTGGAACGCGCTTACTGGAATTTCAGCTTTGGATGAAACTGGTGTTGCTGCCAGTATTGCTCCACAAGTCACGTACTTGAAAACGTCACATTTTTCAGAAATGAATTATGATTTTACTGGTTCTGCAGTCACAGTTGTACAACCAGTGGTCGAAGTTGAATTTCCTTATTATATGGCTAGACGATTTGATACACCTCGTGACACAAACGCGACAACTGCCTTTGGTCCCACTAATCTTAATAATGGGTCTTATGAGAACGGTTATCGGTATTATGTTGATTACATTTCAACTAGCGCTGTGGAACCCAATTTTGTCGACTATTATGCGGCAGCAGGTGAGGATTTCACGTGTGTATGGTTCCAAGGTATGCCTCCTTGGAAAATCTATTCTTAAGGCATAAAGTCTTGGTCTTGACTATAAATAGACCATTTACCAGTCCAATACTATCTCGTGCATAGTGGATAAAAAGCTGTAGACAGTTTTGGTTGAATACCTACCTACATATAGGTTCCGGTGCTTTTAGCACTGTTTTTATTTGGAGTGAAAACCCATTCTTCGGGCGAATGGGTCGCGTTTTTAGCGCGAGCTCCGGCTCCCCTGACTTATGAATTATGATGGATTTAGTTTTTTCCTCGTTCCACCGTCGGGAGCGAGTTTTCTAAAGTCCGGAATTTTTAAGCCAGCGGTAAGTCCGCA